GTTGGCTACTCTGATACACCAAGCGCTCTCGAGTAATGCTATACTGAGGGTTAACATCGAGAAAATTAACACGTTGTCCTCCGCCAGTTGCCGAGTCGTAAGACTGTGGTAACGTTAAATTGAGCAATTGGACAATATAGCTTTCTGAATAGTCTTTCAATCCGAAGCCCGTAATCGCCTGATAGGAAATATTGTCTTTCAGGTAAAAACCAGTCACAGGCATTCTAGCGCTTTCAAAGCCGAAAAAGTTGCTGATGAAAGGGTCTGCAAACTGTAAGAACTGGTTGCTAGGCACTTGGTTTGACGTCATCCATGGAAATGATGTCAATGCTGGCGAACGAGGAGCAGGCGTCCGAGTGTATATGTTATTAACATTGTACCAAGGGTCCGTTGAAGTTTGAATAAACGCCCACTTGCTATCCCCCTTGAAGCACCAAAGCGGAAAGAGATTCGTGCTATGATTGTAGGCACCAGAATAACGCCCGATTTCAACAACAGTATCATCTGCTCTATACACATTAGCAACAATAGCACCGTTGGCAAAGTTAATAGCCAAGTAATCATTGTCAAAACTTCCTGGACCAGCGTAATTTACTGCGACAGTAGAGGCAACGACGTTACCGTTTTCAATCAACCCATAGAAAGCATTAGTGCCAGAAGCAGCTACATAAGCGATTCCAAAAACAATATCTTTAATATCTATCTCAGTCATGTTACTGTTTGGCATGGTGAGCGATACACCATAGAAAAACGTTTCGTCATCTGGAGTACCAACAGCGTACAACTGTGCGCGCATAGAGCTTGCTCCTTTGGTAACGGGAGACTTTACCCAAAAAAAGCAATCGTTGGTATCAGTCGTCGGGTCCGAACGGTACATGACTTTGCCTATCAACGAACCCAAATCATCCACTGTAACATCCACATTACCGTTGAGACCAGCATTCAAAACCATATCACTCACTTGTCCCCGTTGGCAAGCAATATCAAAGAAACGTCCTTGGGTTGAAACAAGCCATTGCTTCCCGATTTCCAGACTGGTTAATTTCATAGAGGCGTTGAGCTTGTTCGTCATGTCCGTCATGAGCAGCGAAATATTGTCGCTACGGTATGACCCCTCGTTCATAAAAATGCTACGGATGTCGTCATTACCAGTCACAGAAAAAAGCACTTCGTTGTTCTGTCCGTCCAGGCTAAGGGTAGTCGGATTTATTTGAGTACTAACACTGTAACATGCTATCTCAGCGTCAGCAGGGATGATGATGTCCTCACGGAACGAGCTGTCCCAAACAGCATTTGGGTCCGTGGTAGAAAGACGAATTAATTGTGGCATGATTTATTGTATGTGTTTATATAATATAGACAGATAAAATAAAAAAAACTAAAAAGAAATGCCAGAACCAACAGCAATTGCCGGTGTTGTCATCGCCATCGCCAGCGCACTGGGAGGCGTCGGTGCTTGCATGCATTTTAAAATGAAATCAAATTGCTGCTCATTTTGCGAGAGTACTTGTTGGGACAAGGAGACAACAAGGAAGCCTTCGACGTCGAACATCATTGAAACACCGCCAAAAATTACAGACGTCTAAGAAGTCTTGTCCTCTTTTACGTAGTACTCCAGTGCGGTATCGGTGCTGTGTCCCATGATGTGCGCCAGGTCCTTCAGTTGCTGCCCCTTGCCCTCGTAGAAATGCGAAGCCACAATCTTGCGTATCATTGTTGAACCTATGCTCTTGTGAGTGTCTTTGAAAATGTCATTCATAAAACGAGTAAAGTCATTGCGACTCAGCTTTTCATAATTGCGGTTCATCAAGAGCCAGTCATGGGTAATGTCCATTTGCTTCTTGTACGCCGCTAGCAGCTTGCCGTATCTGTAGAACAATGGCAACAGCTTGGTGTCGAGAGGAAATTTCATGTCTCCGTATGTCTTGTGTGTCTTGTATTTTTTGAGAATAACATAGCCCCACTTGGCACCAGGATTCAATAATATATAGTTATCATTACTACCCTCAGTCAGTTTAGAGACTGTATATGAATCAATGGTTTCCTTCTTGGGCAACATAAAGAGCTTGGTGTCCGCGAGCTCGTTGCGCAACGGATACACACTGTGGAAGTTAAGCACGACCGCTTTTTGCCAAGCCATAAGCTCGTCGATACTGCTAATGGTTTTTGGCAGCTTCTTCACTGCCTCCGCCACAACACGCTGGAGCTCCTGATATGTCATCCAGTTCTTGTCGTCTTTCACAGACAATTTCATCTCGCTGTTGAAGTTGTCAATGCTCGTCTTAAGTGTTTTAATTTTATCGTTGTAAGGGACCATCATATCCGCTGGCGCACCATGTGCCTTGAGAAAAGCAATGATTGCCGCCAACTTGTTTTTATAAGTATTGTTGCTCGGTGTTGATTTTCCCAGAGAATCAAAAACGTCCTGGGGGGTTTTAAAGTCGGCAACAGTCAAGTCATCGGTGCCGATGGCTTTCTGAATCTGCCGCAAGCTCGAGCCATAGGCTTTAAGAGATGAACTACTTAACCTTGGGTTTGCCTCTTGTATTTTTTGTAATGTCTTTTCCATTTTGTTTTGTTTCTTTTTTGGTTTTATTCTTTACTTGAGATTTTTTTTTGTCCATTTCAAAAACATCAGTCATCTTCATTTTCTTTTTTGGAGGTTCCTCCATCATCACCCCGTACATCATCGTCACACCTGAGGAGCCGTACATATTTTATTTTACTTTTTATTATTTACAGAGATTTTAAAAACTCATGCTGCCTCTTTTTATTGTAAAAGACATCGTAGTAACTTGGGCTGTCATGTAGCATTTTTATGTGCACCAACAGTTGTCGTTTAGTCATGAAAGCTCCGTACATCAGATTACAAGAGTCAAGCGCTTCTATCAGTTGTTCGCGGGTATAGTTTTCCATCTCGTGATTTTATACTAGTATCAAAGATAATAATCTGAGGCTCCAAACGGCTTCGCCGGCGCGGAAATGTGCGATTCTAGTGCGGATTGGCTAGAAAATACTGAAAAAGCCGCACTAGAGCCAGTGCGGAGCCAAAGTGGGGAAATAAAAATGCATTTTTATTAGTGGCAAAAGCCCCCTTACTGGCTCTAGTGCGGCTTTTTGAGGGTTTTTCTTCATTCCCGCACTAGAATACCTTAAAACCGCCGCCGACACTCGTAAAACCAATTTAAAAAAAATCTCACAATAGTATAAAATCCCCAAGATGATTGAGTATAATTGTATCCGATGCCCACAGTGCCGCTGGGTGATGCGCACACCCATTTCCAACAAGATGACAAACATCGAAGAGTCGCTGAGAATTCACATCGACATGACACATAAAAAATAAAAACCTTTGATTATATTATAATTTATAAAATCAAATGCTTCCCTCTGTCCCTGTCCAACGCAAATACCTGCTCCTGTTTAACCGCCAGAGTCGCAATATGCTCAAGAGCGAACTGGTGCCAACGCCGTCCAAGCTTTCCGAAGATGACGTCATGATGTACTTTAAAAAGCACATGATGGCTAAGGGTGACTACTATGTCCCCAAAGCCGCGGTGGTCCTCAAAGCCGACGAGGAGGAGTATCGCATTCTCTCGGCGAAAAAAGAGCCAAAGCCTCGCGCGCCTCGTGTGCCCAAAGCCAAGATGGCGATGGAGCCGTCGATGGCGCCGATGAAGAGCGTTATTCCCCCGCCACCTCCTGCTGGCTCTGAAAAAGCCATGGCTCTTGAAAAGCAGCGCGCTGAAATCAAAAAGTTGGTTGATATGGCAAACGAACACGGTAAGCTCTATCTTACCACAATTATTAAAAAGCCCATGACAACAGCCTTACGTAAAGTCGCAAAAGAACAATTAATGAAACACGAAGAGGTCCGCATGGAACTTCAGAAGCTGGGCTACACTACTCTTCCAGCTTTAGAGAAACCTAAAAAAAAATAAAATATTAACTATTTACAAATATGGTTCTTGTAAATGGTTACGACTACATGTTGAGTGACAAAAAAGGAAAGAAGCTCATGGTGACTGTCAAAGGTAAGAAGATACACTTTGGGGACTTGGCTTATCAACACTACAGGGACAAAACCGGGCTGCTCCCAAAGTCTTTAAATCATCTCGACGAGAAGCGCCGCCAGAGCTATTTAAAGAGAAGCGGGGGTTCGACGGACCCCTCAACAGCCGGCTACCACGCCATCAATATCCTTTGGTAATTTTATATTATTTCCTCAGACTTTTATATTAATCTGTTTGTGTCCGCAGTGAAGCCGCGAGAGCTGCCTGGTGCCTGATGACCCACTTGGGGTTCCGGAAGTGGCTCTTTTTGTTGGTGTAAGACTCTAAGCAAATGCTACAAATGGTGGGATTGTTCTTTTGGTACTCGAGTCGCTCAGTGCGGTGGGCAGAGTAATAAGTGTCCTTTTTCATTTCTATCATTATAAAACAAAATTGATTTTAAAATTAACACAAACGCTTTACAATTGTTTTTAGGTTGTCTCTGTTCTTTACCTCCATTGCGATGACGTCGTCGGCTGATACCTCAAACATTTTGAGACCTTCCTGTTTAATGCGATTTATTTTTTCGTTAGAGACTGGATTAGTAGCACAAATTTCAATTAAATATTTTAAACGACAATGTTGATATACTGCGACATCAGCAATCGCAAAGGGCCCATGTTCTGTACCGTATCTCAACTTACATGTGTTGTAGTCTGGTACCTGTGACTGTGTTCTCCATTCCAAACCAGTCCATGTGTTGTACCAGGTGTATCCAATGTTGTATTTCATCAATGGTACTTCTACCAGTGCCATATAACCTTCTCCTAAAGCATTATACATATCACACAAGGCATTCTTAGCATCAAGGTGTTTTTTAGATTCGTTGTGGATAAACATGTTTAATTCCTTTTAGATTTATATTACTTAAGATTTTAATTTGTTTAAATCTTTTCTAATTCTTCTTCCTTGGGTTTTTCTCTTGCCTTCAGAAGTTCCTTGAAAAAAATATGGAACTTTGTATTTTCGTGTTTCCACTTGTTCGTTATGACATAGTCTTTGCTACAAGTGGCACACTTGACCTTTACGCTCTTCAGTTTTGTCTCGTAGTTTTTCTTGCTGTACTCCATCATATATAGCTTCCTCTTTTCCTTTCGAGCCTCAAGTTTAGCAGCATTAAATATAGCAATATTATCTATTTGTACGGCTTCCATTTTATATATATATATATTAGATTTTTTTTGGATTTAAATCATTTTCTAATTAAAACCGATATCCAATAAAAATGTGTCTAACCCTTAATCCTATATCTAAAGAAGAAGGGGAGAGTTAGACACGATTTAAACATTTTTGCGACGTTTGAAACAATCGCCGCGACAACACTGCGACGAGTAAGGCAATGGGTCAAAGGTTTATTGGATGGGCCTTACGGCTTTTAATAATAACCTGCCTGCCCCCCCCACCCTGTCTAACCCTAAACACCACGTACTTAAACTAATCCGAAAACTGACATTCCATATTCTCCAATTGTTTCTTGGTTGTTGAATCAAGCAAGTGTCCAATAGCCTCAATTTCTTTTATTTCATACTGATAATCTTTGAAACGATGACCGGCAACACTGCGACCCTTTTGCTTCGACAGTATTAGTTTGTAGCCATATCGTCCCAAGTACGTGTCAAGTGTCTTGTGAAACGTTTGGTCAGACACAAATTTTGTAGAACCCAATTGGAGCATCACGTTTGTCTGATTTAGCATAAAGGTTGTCTCCTCTTTGACTGAGCTTATCCAATTAGTTTCGTTGGCACTTGTAATACGTGTGTCAATTTTGTATCCAAGCACACCAATAAGTTTTCGCATTGATTCAGTAGTGTCGTAATCAATGTGCTTGAGATACTTGGTAATTTCCGGTTCCAATGGATTTGTCTTGGTCAATTTGCGCCAATTTATGAGAGCACTTAATTTTCCGTAAAAATCATCCATGTCTCCGACACTTGAAATTGTGTCAATGTTAAAACGAGTCTTGTAAATGTATTTCAACATAGCATAGTTTTCAGCTTTTGTCAGCTCCTGGTTATGCCACAGCTTTTCTTGAAGCTTGTCGTAATCTGCCTCATGAATGTCTTGTGCGCTTATAATCATGTGGAGCTCCAGAGCTTTTTTGTCCTCATTGTGAGGCATCTTTTTGAGGACAGCCTTTCGCAATTCATAGCTGTGCCCCTTGTCCTCAATGAGGTCCGCTAACACTGTACAAAAGTGGTCCTGGCTGTTTTGGTACTCGACGTGGTTGTGTATGAGAATTGTCACGAGGCTATTTACATCGGGAACAAACTTGTAGAGTGTTTCACGCACAGTCTTAAAATCCAACAACATGTCGTTTGTCGCAAATGTGGGTAAGCTATTGTACAAATTAACCGTATTGTCCTTGAATTGTCGAACACGTGCCATCATTTGACTGAAGCCTCTCACGCTTGTCGAACCAGTACTCATCATGCCATAGAGCCGTGTGAAATGGACATGGTCTTTGAGACTGAAGTCTATTCCGGCTTCCACGGTTGGACTATATATAACCAACCGACATTTTCGCCATTCCACTTTGACGTTACGCAGGACATGAGCATTGCGCTCTTTGCTGTTATGGACCATTGTCTCATAGCGGTCCTTGAAACGGTCGTGGTAGAGACTACTGTCGCCGCGGTCCATACAAATCAGTACAACGTTTTCCCCGTTTGCGAGGTCCTTCTCAATAGCCTCGATAAATTCTTCACGGTCATTGCGGTTCCAGATGACAAAGTGCTTTTTGTTTGGCTGATGGACATTCTTGTAAAATTTGTACTCTGGTTGGTTTGGAAGCGTACTAACAAAGTCAAAGGTACGCATCCCAATGTCCCCATCTAACATTATGACTTTTTTGGCTTTGGAGATAAAGTCCAATAGTCGTGAATGTACCACAGTCTGGTCAAGCTTGTCGAAACTCAAGTGACTCAAAATACCCTCAACCTCGTCCAACACCAGCATGTCATACGTCTTTATCTGCGAGAGGTGATGAATGCTGTCTAACTGGATAATGAATTTGTCCTGGTCGTCCCATTGTTCTTTTGGTGTCTCGAGGTAGTTGGTGAAACCAAATTTGGCAAAGTCTTCGGCCTGGGCTTGTGTATTGCTTTTTCGATAGTTAATAAATAACACCCGTGGTTGGGCCTTTTGGTTTTGTACAAGAGTCAGAGTGTCCTTAGCAACCACAATCTGCTGCTGACAACTATTAACGACAGGTAAAACCAATGGAACAACCGTCTGGTTCGTGAAGTATTTCTGAATAACCTCTTTAAATGCGACGGTCTTACCTGTTCCATAAGAGCTGTGGATTCCTAGTATCTTGTGTGTTTTACTTTGTATCCAAGAGTCAAAAATGTCCGCGCGGTTCCACAGGTACTGTGTGTCAATCAGCTCTGGTTGATACTTGGTAATTTTATTCATTGCGCGCCGCAACTTGTTGTTGAAAACCGTACGGTTGATGCTGCGGCACTTGTGGAAAATACCAGTGGGGTCAAAGCTTGTATCATATTTGCGGTTAAAAGCTTTGAGCAAGTCCTCGTCTGTCGCAGCAGCATATTTTGCCACCATGCGCGAGTACTTACAAAACACTTCAAACGCCTCGGGGCTGTTGTTAAGGTGTTTCAAGGCGTACCCGGCTTTGCTCCATGTCTCATAGGCCCCAAAGTCCCCGTTGTCGAAATACAGTTTCGTGACAACCTCAAACAACTCCAATGACAATAAGCTAGTCACATGGGTGCTACAAACAATCGTCTCGGGCACCTTGGCAACCATCGTGGTTGTCTTGTTCTTGAGTGACTTGGAGAAGCTAATGAGGTTCCGGCAGTACTCGACAGCGTACAAGGGCATCTCGACAAGTGGTCCCGCCTTTACAAGGCTGTAGTGGTACTCCTCTCCCGTCTCATGGTGCTTGTAAGTAGGCACGTAGAACAGATTGTGCTTGTTGAGGTCAATGATGCCCAAGTGTGTATTGCGCGGCAACATGGTGTCTTTGAGAAAGTAAAAGTGGTACCCCTTGTTGGTCTTGACATAAAAGGAACCATCCTGTAACAGCTGCTCCAAGATTGTACAGTTTTCCGGCTCATCCACGTCGATTGTGCTGTACTGGCGGCAGTCTATGTTGATGCCGTTGGGTGCCATGTTTTTGTACAAGTGATTTACAAAGACACTCGACGCCATGTAGTGCTGTGTCGCACCAATATCAGTGTCTTTTGGGCGCCCGACGTATTTCTTTAAATCGCCGTCCTGGTTTGTAAAGGCACCCACGTGGATGCTGTGGTATGTGAATTGGTTGAGGTCCTTTGGAATTTCCATTGAGTTTTTTCTGTTCTTTTCTTCTACATAAGATAATAATTATACTTAAATCCTTTTTGATTTTAAATACACATTCAATAAAAATTGTGTCTAACCCTTTATCCTATAATAAGAACCGGAAGGAAGAGTTAGACACGATTTAAACATTTTTACGACACTCACAAAACTAAAAGGCAATATGGGCAAAAGTTTATTGGAGGGCGGGGAGGGTGTTTAAGTCCTTGGGGTTTTGGGTTAGACACAAGGGTAGTGGATGTAGTTTGGGGTTAAAAGCCGTAAGGCCCATCCAATAAACCTTTGCTCCATTGCCTTACTCGTCGCAGTGTAGCCGCGGTGATTGCAATCGTCGCAAAAATGTTTAAATCGTGTCTAACCCTCCTTTCCTGTTCTTAATATAGGATAGAGGGTTAGACACAATCTATCGGACGTTGTCCTAGGGGTTTTGAGGGTCCGCGAGTTCCTCTGATTCATCATTTAGAAGTGTGCTTAGATACTCCACAGACACCTCGTTAAGGGACAAACTGTTCAACTTGCTAATCAACTGGGAGCGAAGCTTGACTTTTTCCTTGTACTCGCTGTTGTTATGGTAGTAGTTTTTGCTGAAAATACGCGCGCGCTCCTTGCTAGCCGCACGATAAGCCTCGGACTTTTTGTAATATTCTTTGATGTAGTCGCGGCGAGCCTGGACACTATCCGCGATTTTTTGGAGCCGCTCCTCTTCCGAGAGGTTCTTCAAAAGCACACGGGGTTTTTTGGTTTGAATAGGTTCCATATTGTTTTTATACTATTACAAGAAATTATTTTTATATTCAACGAACGGCAACATTGAGTGTTAAGGTATCCAGAGCATGACTTCTGACGATAAAGCGCACGTAAGGCGCACCTAAGCTTTGTGTATTGCTAAACACCGTTGCGTTCGGCAAAGTAATTTCAAACGGCGTGTCATAATACGTGATATCGTCAAGACTGTATTGGTACGTGAGGTCTGGATTGCCACCCCCGCCGCTGTGTGTTGAGATTCCAAAGGCTGTGAGGCTATTGAACAATCTTGCGTCAATTGTCGGTGAAAAAGAACCAATGGAACCATCAGTGGGGGTAAAGTCGTCAAGTGTCCAAGCATACGTTGTCGGCGGCGTGCCAATCACTTTTACTGATAGAGGGAAAGACGGGCTAATTAAATTACCAACATTGTCAAAAAGTGATGTTGATACTGTTTCAACATTCGTGGTGTTCAATGGGATTCCAAACACATTGGTGTTAAGGTAATTGATACCCTTATCGACTTTAAATGTCATCGCACTCAAGATGCTGTTGGATACATCTTGAACAGCTGGAAAATTTAAAACAGACACAGACCCGCTGACATCCACGACTGCGGCAATGCTGACAGGTTGTGTGGCTTGGTAAAAGGCTCCACTAACATCCACGACTGCGGCAATGCTGACAGGTTGTGTGGCTTGGTAAAAGGCACCCGACACATCTACGACTGCGGCAATACTGACAGGCTGTGTAGCTGGGTAAAAGGCTCCACTGACATCAACGACTTCGGCAATGCTCACAGGCTGCGTGGCTTGCCAAAACGTTCCCGAGACATCCACGGCATCAGCAATACTCACGGGCTGCGTCGCCGGGAAATTGCTAACCTCGACGGATATGTTTGTGGCACTTAGATTAGCCAGCTGTTTCCGCGACAAGCTGTTGCTAAAATAGTACTCACGTCCAATGTCTTTCGCAACGAATCCGGCACCTTGAAGCATATAATTCACAGCGCCAGGGGCAAGCCCCGAGGCTGAGTTGCTGGTAATGAGATACACCTTCTCCGTAGGGGCTCTGTCTCCGTTGTTCCCAATACTCACCAGGTTCAGAGGCAGATGGCGAAGCTCAGGATGGACCTTGGGGATTTCGCCAAAGTACAAAAGCACCTGTTCATTCTGGTAAAGCTGAGTGTCACCAGGCAGAGCAAACACCCATCGCGAGTGCGCAAAGCCTGGGATGACGTCATTAGTCCCAGTTTGAGGCGAGTAAGCCCCTATAAAAGGTGCGTTATTTACAGAATCGGTATTGTCAATCGTAACAATAATGTACCAACTAGTGAAATCTTGGTACAGAAGGTCCGTCTGATTACCCGTACCCGCGCCGTTCGCATACCAGTAGCAGTTGGAGCCCAACACCTGCCCATTGTCAGTTGAAAACAACCAACCGTCTCTGTTATTCTTTGTATCAATGGTCCAACGAACATCTTCCATCGTCGGACCAAGCATAGTCATTTGAACACGATTATTCAAAAAATCGTAGCTTGTTAGACTAGGATGCCCCGGATTGATGAGGACCCCGTCAATGTCCTGGCGCTCCGCCAGGGTCAGCAAATCAGCCTGTGTGCTTTCAAGTGCCAAGCCGCTGATATCGACGACATTGACGTCCAAAGTGCCTTCCAAGGCATTTTTACAAGCCACCAAGGTATTCTCCTTGGCAAGCGTCGAGATGTCAATGTTTCCTCCGCCGCTGATATCCAGAGCCAAAATTGCGGCAAGTGTATCAAGTGCGGTTTGCTGTGTTGCTCCCTGTCTGTTGAAGGCACTATGTACGTGAGTAGTGTATTGAAACGAATTTTGCGCCTTTGATGACGTATCTCTTAAACTCATTGTATATATTTATACCATAAGCTCACAAATTAAAAAACGAAAGCAAAATTTAAATCGACAAGAGACCGTTAAAATGAACGTAGGCAGTGTACGGCGTGCCTGACTGAACAGCAGACTCGATGTTGATGGAAAATTTGGTAGTGGCAAGGGGAACGTACTGTTGAAAATTCAACCCGAGGAGAAAACAATCATCACCGGACTGTTTAATCAGACTGGTATCACTGTCGCCCGCCGTGGTGCCCTTGACAGCCTTGACACCCGTCGAAATCCAGTCAACAACGTTGTCCAATTCATATGTTATACTTTCGGAGAAGCTATCATTAAAGAGGTACGACACCCTAGAAACCCCAGGCAGCACTTGGCACTGAAGGCTGTTGTAGGCATTGTTATTCTCCTGGTCGGCGCGAATAAAGTTCAAGAAGCAACTGTCGGCAACAATGGGCACGCTCGACGACAAAGCCACAAAGGTGGAGTTGATGGACTGTTTAAAGTCGCTCTTAACCTTCATGACGTAGTTTTTAGCATATTTGCCGTCGTCCAGGACCGTGTTGAACAGCAGCTTCACGTTGGACAGCTGGTACGTCTGGTCCCCACCGATGGCGGCGTTGCCCCACAGCGCCGAGACGGTCCGCGGCAAATTCAGAGAAATAGTAATATCACCCGTCTTAGCCAGCGGCAGCAGGTTGTCGCCCATCATCTGATTGAGGCAGCACTGGAGCTTCAAGCAGCCGTCCAGAGGGGTTGTCACCTCGTCGTTGTACGCTTGCGTAGCAAAATCTTCAGGCACAAAGCCCTTAAGCAAACGGTCCGACACGTCAGACGGACAGCGTCCCTCGGCAACCATGGGACTGTTAAACAGGTCTTCCACAGCCATCGAAGCACGCGAAGTACATGCGTTCATCCGTTGATAAAAGCGTACCATCTCAATCTGACCTTGCTGCGCCGTCGAGACGTTAATACTCTCGATAAACGAATGAAGCCCTGTAAAGCCATCATACGAGCATTTGGTCGTCACAACGTCGTTGTTTAGCACCTTGACGTCAAAAAGAAGCTTCACACTGCCGCCGACGAGCTTACGAGCCGGGGCAGAAATGATGAAATCGAGAACGTCAAAGTCGGTGTAAGTTGTCTTGACGTTTTGAGGCGTCACGCTGTGGTAGCGGTAATCAATAAGAGAGTCGGCAATAGAAATCATTTTTAGTATTTATAATAATACTACATATAATTTTTTGAGAAAAACAATTCAATAAAAGGAACATATTTACTTGAATGAAACCGTCTTGATAATTTGTTTGAACAAGATGATGTTATCCACGGTTTCACCAGATTTACAGTTGATATTCACTTGGAGCACCTTGGACATTGGCGTCAGCGGCACGGGCGCCGAAAGGATGAGCAGACGGTTCTCTTCGACGCCGTACTTGCTGTTGTCAGTATTGAGGTGCGTGACGTTGGACTGGGCATCCCGCGACATGGCGACACCGGCATAGTTGCGAAAAGAAATCCCGGCATTGGCAAAGGTGCGCATAGTGCTGTCCAAGTGGAGGGTATCGTCGAAATAGCAAATATCAAATGTTGGGTTTCCATTAATCAAATTCACGTTCAGGTCCCGATCGTATATATCGATTTCCTGGCACCGTAATCGGTACGAATCCACGCCCACATTGTTAGACAGCAGGGTGCCCTTGGAGCCAACGAACATCACAAAAACATTCACACAGGTTGCCTCGATGATAAAGGCTTTGCTTACAAACTGTTGGTTGCCGGTGTTGAACTCTTCCGTCGTGAAGGTAGTGTATTGGAGCTCGTTGATTTTCTCTGGCTTGGCGTTGAGCACCTCGGCGACGTTCATTTCCACCAGAGCCACCTGAATTGTCGGAGTCGGCGTCGGTTGCGCGACAATTTCGCTCAAAGTGATAGCCGTGTATTCTTTATCCGGTCCTTGGTTCGCCAACGGCAAATTGTCGCCTTCAAGCGTCAGTGTCAGAGCGCCGTTGCTGCTGTTGTAGTCAGCCTGGACCACCGTAACAGTCTCCACGACTGTGTTGGGGGGGCTGGCGGCATCGGTATAAGTGAGAGAATAGTTCATTCCCACGGTGTAGGGGCTGTCCTGGGGGGTCGGGTACTGCTGAAAAACAGTAAAGACGTCGCCTTCAGTCACGTTCTCCAACAGCCCCTCATTGACGACATCCTGGAACATCGGCGTGTTCGTGAGGCTAATCCCGAAGCCGTTTTCGAGCTCGAGAGACACCCGCAGCGTACCTGTCAAGCTCGTGTCAATCGTCTGCGTCCCTAAGGAGAACAAATGCGACATTGGGATTCTAAGCCTAAGATCTCTGTATTCACTAGGGATATCACTTTGCTTTTGAAAATCAATGAAGGGAGATAATAATTGTGCACTTGCATTGTCTCGCACCTGGTACAACGAGATGACTTGCGACTGTTTCTCAGCTTGCGATTTTGACATTTCAAGCATGTTATGATTTAAAGCGTTAACCCTTCTGACTGACTCTAGGGCCCCGCACTTGGCGCCAGTGAGCGAGGCATTGCGGATAAAATCAACATTAAAAGGCGTGTAATGAGGAGCCGCAAGCACCACAGGGCACAGATTCACAATGCTGTTGGGCGGGTTGAGGACTCTTGTAGTCAGGACGAGAAACGTCTCAGCCATATTGACAATCTGCCCCTCCGCAATCTCGATATCGACGAGACGGTTTTGGAGCGAAAATGGACCAGCTTGGACAGATGAAATTAATTTTTGTTTCAGCATTATTGTTATTATATTATAAACCAAGATATATTTTTTAGACAAAACATATTTTAATTTAGAAAAACACAAGCTCAAGCCCCGAATTGAGCCGAAGGGTTGATGACGTCGCTGATAGCTTTCATCGGTTTATCAGCCTCCTCCAGTCCTATGATTCCGCCAATAATGCCGCCTACAATACCTATGGGCCCTAGTAGTTCCGACGCAGCCGCCAAGCCCTCGCCGACGGCACTGGCGATACCCGCCGCCGCCTCGCCGCCCGCCGCCACGGCACCACTGACAGCACCGCTCACACCCTCTGTAATCGCGCCCGTAGCCTCGCCGATAGCCCCCGTCGCCGTGTCACTGATGCCGCTGATGACTTTTGAAACATCGCCGACGACACCTTCCTGTAAGCCAACCAGACCAGGGGTATTGGCGAGCGGGCTGTAGCCCATGAACACCTCGGGGTCCGTCTCGGCAAAGTCTTCTTGAATGTTGCCAGTGCGATTCACGACATTTGCGGTTTCTTGAAAGCTGTCCATGGGCTCTTGAATACCTTGGACAGGCGGGTCAGACTCAATACCTGTAACACGTCCCCCAGCGCCCTGAGGCGTTAATTCTGTTCCCTCCGGGAACCCATCTTCCACACCTGCTTGGGCTCTAAATTGGTCCAATTTGTCCGCCAAGTCGCTCTTGGCTTCCTCGAGCGCGTCTTGCCCTTGCTGTTTCAACTCCTCCACCTTTGCCAGTCCTTGTTGTTTAATGTTTTCAACTGCGTCCGTTGCGGTGCTCTTGAGAGATTCCACTTTGTCAGCGACGAGGCTCTTTGCCTTAGCTAAAGCTTCTTCAGCCGTTCCCCTAAAATCTCCGGAAAGCACTCTGTCAGATATCTCCTTTGGAACACCAGCTTCATCCAATTTGCTAGCCAAGAGCTCCTTACCTTTGCTAATAACAGCATTTTTAATCAGGGAACCCACTTGCTCGATACCAGCCGTCCCTGCGATGCCGGTAGCCATTTCGGCAATTGGTGCCAAGGCTTCGTCTTTTTGCTTCTGAAAAGCCTCTTTCGCCTGGGCAAACTGCTGAGACATGGCGCTAATGTTCAGAGCACTTGAATACTGACTCATATCCATAAAATCATCCATTTTGTATTGTATATACAATTAGAACACAAAATAAAAACATTACAAAAATTGATGCCAGTCAATGACTTTCAAATCCTTGTCCATGAAGCGCTCGTCCTTGTTTTTGGCAGAATAGTTGATAATTAAGAAATCTCGAGGCTCCTTGATAACACTGTTGAACAGCTTGAAAAACGAGGCTCTCTTGGGAAAAAACGAGTGGTCAGTAGCAAGAAGGTCCATCTGGCGCTGTGAAGCCTCAAAGGCTATTACACCGGTACTGTTCTCCCTCACAGAGGTTGGCAAGTCGCTGAGCTTTTGCGCACTCATCATAAAGCCGACACCAATGTGGCGCCCCTGGCATGTGAATTTGTTTATCATCCCGTTTTTTTTCTTTTTGAGTCCGCCACTGGCACTAATGTCATCGAAAATCAACATCACACGCGGTGGGACCTCTTTTGCCTCGACAGCCGCAAGATAGTCCTCCTCGAGCTTTTCATAGAGCTCGCTCATGATTTCCTCGTCAATCATAGAAATTTGGTTACTCGTGGGGATATTTTTGAAATCAATGAGTTTGCGAAGCTTCTCGTCGGTAGCAATACTCTCTGAAAAAATGTAAATGTCCTTGCCTTCGTAGTAAGGTCCGAACATCGTATCACGCAACATTGCGTTTAAAATCACGGTTGTCTTGCCCGCATATTGAGACTTGCCGATGACGAGTATCCTTGGTGTGATTGAAAACCAACCCGGGATATCAATCGCATAAGAGTCTGCCTTGTCTTTCACACGGAGCATTTTGTTTTATTTATTATATTAATATAACAAAGAAAAAAAACCACTAGTTAATGGTCTTTACAAGATTAGGGGTATTGCGAATCACTTGTAAATAAATGGTGTTGTCTGGTCCAAGGAGTGGGTCCAGTGTTCTGTCAGGACGCAAAATGCGAGCTTTAATAGAGCGAAAAACTATGGGCGCACCCCTATGAATGTATTCGAGCCCTTCACTACTGTCGCCGAAGCAAAAGCCGCCCGCACTGTAATACTTTGTTATCAAACCATGTATGTTTTTATACACGTCAGTCCCAATCACCTTAGAGAAGTAAAGGTCCAACTGTAAAATATAATGTGAAAAGGTGTTTAATAGCTGCGGCAGTGTCAGCTCTCCTCGAATCGGTATAGTGGCATTCACTGTAGCGTACTGAACGTCCGCTCCGTCTTCTAAAGGGCTTTCCTCCCACCAGTTTGCATTAGCTCCAACATTTTTGATGACGGCGTTATCAATAGAGGCAAAGCCTGTGGTGTGTGTCAAACCAGGAACAAGCTCGTACTGGTAAAATGTACCCTGTTTGCCAAAGATGGTGTTATTTAGAGGACCCTTGACAGTGACATTGGACATCATGGCGCCGACATTCAGCCCGAGCTTCCCACCCCAGAAATCAAAAAAGTTGCCACTGGCATCAAGAGCCGTCAAAGTAGTAAAAAAGATGCCGCCGTATTGTGTTACCTGTTGGATAGCTTGTGTTTCGTCTTGGTTAAATCTCGCGAATTTCATCGCTATGTCCTTACCATCGCTAGAGTACAACGGAAAGTGTGTATATACCCATGAGAAACGCTGACTATCTGAATCGAAGGAGAGAGAAACCTGGCTAGTTCCCCACCATTGCCTTACGCCTGTGTTGAACGTAATGGCGTAATTGAGTGCCGGGTCGCAAAAAATCACGGGTTCCGCGATGACTTGAGGCGTACCATCAGGATTGCGAGAACCATCGGGCTGGTCATAACCGACCTCGAAAGAATTGACACTCCACAGGTAAGGCGATTGGACCATACTTTTGGCACTACCACCGTTATTCGTTGTCATTTTTTCTGTAATCAACTGAGCCATTTCTGTGGGGCTATAAGAGCCCTTTGGGATAACAAAGCTATTGGGAATAGCATAAGGCTTGTAAATCGTATTGGTGACAGCCGTTGTATTAGGAGAATCAGCCCACTCAATTCGCCAAGCATAAGGAATGTCCGGGTCTTCCATGCGAATAATGGTACCTGTTTGGGCAATAATGGTACTAAATGTGTCTGTTCGAGCATATTGCTGTCCATCGTCGGGCACTTTTTCAACAAGCCCATGAGCATAAGACAACACTCCAAACTCGTTGATGTAGCTATAAAGCGTCGGGTAGCTGTTTTTGCTGGGCACAGAGCTCGGGAGCACTGTAATCAAATAATTCCAACCACTACAGGAGACGAAACCGCTGACGGTTCCTATAACAGTCTTCTTCAATGGCGCATAAGACAGCAACGTCTGCTTGTAATCGCTGGGCAACCCATTTGCAAACTGGTTTTTTTCAATGTTGGAACTAAAATCTTGGACATCTGTAAAAAAAGGGCACGTCGCCGTAAGACACGTGATGTCGTCGTCGAGGATAATCGCACTGGTCTCTGCGACAGTATCCAGCATACACGACTTCAAATTAACCACATCACCGTCATTGAGAATTATTTCATTGGCTAAAATGGTTTCGTAATCGCCGTTTGCTTGTATAGAACCACTGTTAGCATTTAGTTGTCTAAGTTCGAGGGTGATATTCTGACTCATGTTTATATAAGACAATAAAAAAAAATATATATTAATAAGAAAGAATGAGAAAAAACTTCATAACCCTTCCTTTTTCAATATATAATTTTTTCAAAATCAACACTAGAGGCAGTGATGTTCCCGCGCCACTAGCGCCGAAACGTCCCCGCCCTCTCAGAGACTTGCCCTAGAGCCTTAGACGTACAAAACGGCAACAGAGCCGTCCTTGGCTTTAACGATAGCCTTGCGCACCGTGCCAAAGCACTGAAGCGTCAGCTTCTGGTTGTACTGAAGCGTGTCAATTTCAGCAATGATGGTCTGGCGGCGCGAGTAGTCAATGTCGAGCGAAGTAATTTTCTTATTCACCAGAGCAGCAAAGTAGTCCAGCTTGCTGACACGCTGCGTAGGATTGTCAATAAATTTGGCTACCTGATAGGTTGCGCCGTTGTTGCCGCAAGGAATGCTGTTCGAAACACCCCAGCACTCTGTCAGCATCTGGAGCTTTTGCGAAGGACGTTCGCACCCTTGGTCAGCGAGCAAATTACTACCATTACAGACCAGGTTTATTTTTTCGTCGAAGCAAAATTGTGAAGAATAACCCTTGTAAAGAGCCGACACCTCCTCCATGGGCTTCTTCTGAACTGTTAAAGCCACCAGCGACTTGTTTGTGAAAGCCTGGAGGCGCAGACGGACGTTGGTAGTGTTCTTAGGAACCACCACCGAGTCCATTTCGGTTTCGTTGAAGATGACTTCCTTAAAACCAGCAAGCTGTTTCGCGGCAAAATCAGAATTGACAATTTCATCAGCGACGAGCAGGGGCAGCGTCGTCGCCGTCAGAGTTTCGGCACCACTAGCAGGCTGTAAAATGTTGGTGTTGTTTTTGGGATAGTACTGAACCACGACACGCAAATCAGGAAAAAGCCCAGTATGCAGAAACGGCAGAGCCTTCAAGAGAGGAAACACCTCACGCAGCATCAGCATACCAGCCGGAGCAGCCGTAGGGACATCGCCGAGTTGCGAGCCCAAGTCAGGACATGATTCCTTAATCAAAGTAGGCTGTAAGGTGTCTGCGTTAGGCACATCGCGGTGATATATGTACCCGAGCCCAGTGCGAGCAGACACCTTAAGCTGGTCAGTGTTCTGCTGGTTGGTGTGATTATACGACAAAAAGCCGGTCCAATCACCGAAATTTGTGATTTGAGACAACATCTGCTGCCCATTGTAGAGCCCGATTTGTTTCACAATGCCGTGAGCGCCGACGAGGTGGTTGTAGCGGCACTCTTGTTGCATGGTGGTGTTATCTACCAACACCCCTAAATTGTGGATGCGAAGGTTTGATGTATAAAGTGTGTCCGGTGTGTTAAGGCGAAACTCGGAGCGAAAAAGAGAGCTATCAAACTGCGGGTCGATGACATGCGTACGGACAGATGAAGTGTAAAATGACATTGTATTATATTATATTATAAGACAATATAATTTTTGAGAATAAAAAATCAATCAACCCCAAATTGGTTTTGTAAATGTACATTTGACAATTTTTTTGGGAGCTGCTGGCGGTGGCGGCGCAGGAGCCGCAACAGGAACAGGAGCCGGCTTGGGCGCTTCCTTGACGACAGGGGCAGGCGCTGGCGGAGCCGGAGCCGGAGCCGGAGCCGGAGCCGGAGCAGCCGTGGGTGCCTCTTTGGGAGCCGCACCGCGGCTAATCCGAGCTTGCTTGAGCCGCTCGATGATTTCCAATTTTTCCAAACACTTTTTTTTGTCTTGCTCGAGGTCCCTTGGCGGACCCATCGTCTTTCTCCGCCGAACAGGCTCCTTGGCGGCGGCGGCATCTGCTACTTCCACTTTCTCCTCAGCGACAGGCGCCGTCTTTTTAACGCCTTCAAAGACATCCTCAAGCCCCAGCTTGGTTTCCTCTTCCTTTTGTTTTTTTGGTGGCATTTGTTTTTTTATTAGACAAGAAAATTATTTCAAACAAAAAAACAAAAAAAACAACACAACCCCTTAATACTCCCCATGCTTACGGATTAACAAGGTTAATTGACTATTGC